CACAGTAGTCTCACCAGCGCACATCGTCATCAACCCGCTTGCGCCAAGCGTTGGCCTGCGCCACCCGCGCCCCACCCCTCTGCTTGGCACACCCTTTTCGTACATCCCGCGCCCACTGCAAGAAAGCGGCAGCCCGCTGCAAATCTGCCGTTTTGGCCGCACGAATTTCACGATTGAGCCATTCGAGCACCAGGTCACGACCAGTCTTGGGCCGACTCATGCCAGCCCGTCTTTCTTGAGGTCTTCAATCCGCCGAATACCGATCACCTTCTGGTCCGGGCACATCCGCATCGCATACTCCCGTGCTGTATAGGCATCGGGAGCTTCGAGGTAAAGGTTGTGCGTGGGACCGTGGCGAGGCCACATGGTGACGCGGTATTCGGTCAGATCGCTCACTTGGCCTCTTGCCAGCTATTCCCGACCTTAGCCTCGGCCAGTGGCGGAATCTCACCTAACCAACGGGCTTCAGCTTCTTCCATGATTGTCTGCAGCTGGAGCGCCCAAGTTTCGGCATGTTCTTCTCTTACGAGCAGGATGATTTCGTCATGCACCACGCCGGCCAAACGCACCACGTCCTCCCCGTCGGCGTGGAGTAACGGCCACAATTTGCCGAGCGTAAGTTTGAGGACTGCAGCACCGGCACCTTGGATTGGTGTATTACAGCGCGTGGTGAGTTTGTTGTGCTCACCCGGTAAAAACCGCCGCAAGCCCGAGATGCGTATGCGGATAGATGGATTGTCCTTAGCCGCATCAGCAGCGCGAGCATTTTGCTGCTGCCATGCGGAGATGCCTTTATATGCAGCGTGGAACTTTTGCCGCACTTCCGCCGCCTCATCAAGATCCATTTGGATTCCGGTTGCTGCTGCATAGTTTCTGAGTCCTTTTGCGCCACTTCCGTATAACAATCCGAAGTTTGCCGATTTTGCGATCTGTCTTTGCTCCTTTGTAACCTCATCCGGCTCAACCCCGTAAATCTGCACAGCCGTCATCGTATGAAGGTCTTCCCCCTGCTGGAACACCTGAGTCATTAAGTCATCCTGTGCTTCTGCCGCCGCCAACCGCAGCTCCATCTGCCCGTAGTCCGCTACAACCAGTTTCCAACCAGTTGGAGCCTGCACCGCCATACGAAAACGAGGATCACGCGGAATCTGCTGAAGGTTCGGCGAAATACAACTCATCCTTCCAGTATCAGCCCCAAGCTGCAAATAACTGGCGCGGATAAATCCATCATCCGAATAATTCTTCAGCAAAGTTTCCGCCATCTGCCGCCGCTTCTCAACTTTTTTCCACCGCAAATAATCCGCCACAACCTTGTGATCACCGACATATTCTTGGAGCGCAGAACGACTAGCACTAGGCTTGTTGTTCTTCATATCCATCGGCGGTTCACCCAGCAAAGCGGTGAATTTTTTAAGCAGCTGCGCAGGACTATTAAGGTTGAAAACATTCGGGTCCGGCTTCTTACCTTTCGGCCCCGGCTTTGTCTGGTACAACAACTTCCCATCTAACCCGCGATGCAGCTTGTGTTCTGGCGGAAGCGCGGCATCAAAGTCCTCAATAAATTTCTCCCCGACCTCCACGTTTTCAATATCTAAATCTTCAATTAGCTGCTCCAGCATCTTCTTATCGAACGGCAACCCGGTGCGCCACAGCTGCGCCATTGCCGGAAGCGCCTTGCACTCAAGTTCCCAGGCTGGCATCAACGCACCAGTCGCCATTCGCTTAGTGATCGGCTCCCACAGCTGGGTCAACACCACCACATCCTTGGCCGCATATTCGATCTGCTCCACGCGCAGATCAGCCGACCAATCGCTCTTCTGCTCTTCTTTGGAAATGTCTTGACCGAGGTAGCGGTGAACAACATGCTGGAGCCCGTGCTTGAGATTCGGCAGCCCGTTCGTCAGGATCCGACTCGCCAGCATCGAGCAGTAGATCTTGCCTTCCGGGTAAATCTCGTGCTCCTGCAACCAGCCGAGATCAAACACCGCGTTGTGCGCCAACCACTGGCGTGGAACACTGCAGAACTCTTCGAGCGTGATCCAGTCCTCATCGCTGAAGCTCCAGCAATCCAGCACAACGGGATCCTTCCCGAAGGTGGCCAACTGCAGAAGTCTCAGACCACCGAACTTAGGCTGGAGCCCGGTGGTCTCAACGTCAAACGCAACGAAACTTGCGTCATCGAGCGTGGAGAGGTGCTCGATGCCTTGGAGGATTTTCATGCCTGGTAGGGCGTGTACCCTACTACTCTAGCAGGCTGTCAACCTCCCTAGCGGAGCAGAGCACCGCCGCCGCGAGTGTCCCACCCTCGGGAAACCCAAGCAAGCACCGCGCCTTCCAATGTATGCAGTTTTTGCATGGCCCCCCATCCGGCTGAGGCTTGTACCCCTGGCGCAACCGCTCCAATCTCAACTCCTCCCGCCCAGCGGGACTGGAGCGGTAACACTTCATGCACAGCACCGGGTTAGTTGTTTGCGCACCACAGCCTTGGCACGCTCTGCTGCTGATTGTGATTGCCATTAGGAAAAATGAACACGTAAAAATCCAGGTAAGCGACGAAGTTTGTGCCTCCGGCAGTGCATTGCAGCACCATCGGGCAGCTCTACTTCAACGGTGAAAACAGCGTGCCCGCAGTTGGGGCATTTCCTTTTGCGGAGAATCGACTCAGCCGTGTCTTGGCAAGTGCGCTCCACATCAAGCCGCTCGTAATCGCAACTAGCGCAGCGCATCAGTCAACCCATTTCCATACGAGCCTTTTGCAAATACGCCAAGCGTGCTTTGGATCAACATCAAATTCATCAGCAAGTTTGCGATAAGACCAACCTTCCGCCTGCAGCTGGCGCATTTTCTGCACCAGCTCGGGCGTCAAGATAGCGGCGTAGTTTTGCTCACCACGTTTGAAGACGTGCTGCTTAAGCACATCTGGAACGGTAGTCAGTTGTTCCAAATCAGTCCCGGTAGGGCTCCGTCGCCAACGTGTTAATCAAGCGGTTCAGATACCAGCGACATTTCATCGCATCTTCCAGCGGATCCTTCTTCAGCCACATCCGACTGAGGTACTTGAGACACTGCCACTGGAGCGATCCAACACGAGCATCAGGCGCATGTTGCACCCAATCCTCCAGCACCTCAATCACCTCAATCGTCCCCGCCGTGTAATGCGAGGGATGGTCCACTGAATTACTCATCCTTTGGAAGCCTGAACAGCAGTGTCGCCGTGATAGCGACCAGTAACGGAGTAGCTCTTGCCGGGCAGCATCGACATCCTGTGAAACACAATCTGCGCGATGCGCATACCCGGCCACAACGGAACAGCGTGCATGGACCTAGCGTTTTGTAGTTCCAGCGTTAGCCGCCCTTTGTAACCGGGGTCGATATACCCGGCAAGAAGATGCTCAATCCCCTCCCTGGCACGACTCGACTTGAGCGCCAGTTGCCCAGCGACACAATCCGGGAAGTCGAACTCCTCCAGCGTTTCGGCAAGTATGAACTGGTGCGGATAGAGCAGGAAAGGTTTTTCCTGCGTAGCGCCAGCAATGCTGTAAGGAAGTAAGGCAGGCACCTTCGGCTCCTCCACCAGCAAGTTCTCGCCGAGTCTCACATCGAGACTCGCTGGATTCACCAGCTCCGACTGGAACGGGAATACCAGATTGCGGCGTGCCAGGTTGTGAATCTCGTGATCACAAAGGATCGCCATCAGTCAGCCACCACAACAGCAGCAGGCTGCTGGAGCTGAACGTTCTTCCACGTCTTGCCCCACTTGATGCAGTTGATGGTGGTGATGTGCACGCCAAAATCACGCGCAATCGCCGCCACCGACTTCCCGCCATCAGCCAGCTGGCGCTTAATCTCCAGCACCTTAGCCTCAGTCAACACCGCAACCCCACGCCGTCCCTTGCGGCTGGACTTACGAGTCTTACTTTGAGACTTGACCTTTTGTACGCCTGTTGTACGTACAAGCTTTTCGCCAGCAGGCAGGGGGATGGTTTGCTTGGGCTTAGTCAGATCCAGCTGAACGTGCTGGGACGTTTCCAGAGCAAAGCGTGCTGCTTCGAGTGCTTTGGAGATTTGATCGAACTGGGATTCAGAGAGAACGTACATGCTCATGAGTAAGAACGGGTGCAGTGTAGTAGGGGATGGTCAGTTCTGGAGTTCCAGCTTGATAGCGGCCTGGAAATAACCGGCCACTTTGAGACGGCGGTAAACGGAACCGGCCTCTTCGGACTGCTTATTCTCCAGTGCGTCGTAGTCGCGGCGAGCTTCCTCCAGGGCCGCCATCGTTTCGATGTTGAGAAGGTTCAGCTCGCTGTCGGGCAACTCCGCCAGCTTGTCGAGGTAAATAGTTTTACCGCCCAGCAGGTAGGAGCGGTAAAACGGCACCATTGAAGTTTCGGTCATTCGGGATTGGATCAAGTTCAGCCGAAGTAGAGGCGACGGCGCTCTTCGACCCAGGCATCGTACTCAGCTGGATCAGCAAACCTGTGCTTGAACACCTCCGGCACTTCCGTAGACGGCTTGCGTTGAAGGCTGCGCAGTTCGCGCATGTCGTTGTCGTTGTACCCCCGAGATTGGCGGTAGTAGTCGGCGTACCAGTCAGTCATGCGAAATAGTTGGGGTCTTGCTGGCGTATCCGGGTGAGATCCGTGAGTCTCAACTTGAGAATCTCGTGGATCGCCAGCTGTGCAAGTCGAGTGGAGCTGATCGTGTCGCTGGTGGCGAACACGTAGATGAGGTGGCGGTAAAGCTGGGTCAAGGTGCGGACCCTGACCCAGTGCGTATCCCCCGGTATGGGCTCTAGACCTACTTCCCAGTCGTCATAGTCATCCTGGTTACGCAGGTCACGGGCTTCAGACGTAGGAATCAGACGTGTCGAGTGGTGCCCAGTCATCGACCCGATCTGTGAGCAAGGCCCGGAGTTCAGCATCGGTAGCTGGGATCAAATCTTCATCTGAAAAGTAGAGGGTGCCTCGGCACAAGGCAGGCCCCCATTCCGCTGGTTCGAGGGCGGTTTGCGGATAGCGCACCACCATGTCGTCAACAACGGCATCGACAACAAGATGGTCTCCTTCAAAACGGAGTTCTTCAATGCTTTGTACCTGGCTCATTTGACCTCCTGTTCAGTTTCGCGGGGAAGCAGGGACTCCATCCACTGATCCCACGACATTTTCAAGAATTGCTCCAGCTCGACCAAGCGCTCCAGCTGCTTTTCCTCGTAGCTGGTGTTCAGACCGAGCCCGTTGTAACGGGTGATCTGCAACTGGAGCGTGTGCTTAGCCCAGCCGACGGCGTAGTACCAGGGGCTGAGGTCGCTGTTGTCAACTTTGGCTTGGAATGGCTCGTACATTGTGATTCAGTAATGGAGGGCTCGCCTTGGCGGGCTTGCCCTTAGTGTTGCACAGAAACAGCCCGACCGCAAGGCCGAGCTGTTGTGTTTCTTCACAATCGCCTACTCATGCACCCCCAAGGCTTCTGGCTCGTATTGCGTGAGGACGCAAACGTCAGCGCCTTGGCGGAGGGCAGTGCCAACGATGTAGGCGAACTGGTTCGGGGCGTCTTCGGACTCCTCGATCTGGTACTCCTCCACCTCGCAAGCCATGCCCTTGCGATACCAGGAAACCCGGACCACAGCGAGCAGCTCGTAGGGGATGTCACCGACGTTGTACCCCAAGACAGGCTTCCTAGGGCGTTTCGGCTGGGGCGGTTCCGGCTTAGCCACGGGATCTCTCCAAAACACCCACGCGGCAACCCGCATGAGCCCTAAGAAAAAGTTAGGCGGGTTGAACACGGTCGGCGGTTTAGTCGTACTGCACGATGCGGTCGGATTTCCCGCGATTGCAGTCTGAGCAGAGAGTGCGCAGATTGCTTGGATCGTTACTGCCGCCTTTAGAAATCGGGATTGTGTGGTCTATCTCAAGCAATGCGCCGTTGAGTGGTGACGCACCACAGTCAAGACACCTAAAGCCGTCTCTTTCCAAGATTTTATGTCGTGTACGTGCAGAGACGTAACGTTTAACTTGGATAAGTTTGTTGTACTTTGCAGCTACCTGTATACCTTTAAATTCTGTATTATCGTAACGTAAGTTTATCCCAGACTGCTCCCATATATCCTGAAAGGCGCCACATAAAAAGTACAGAAAACCTTCGCCGTAGTGGTAAGTGCTTTTAGCGGACATGTGTACAACCCATCTGTATATGTCTGCAATACTATTTATATCGTTAAGTTCAATACCGTAATCCATAGCTTCGTGATAAAGTTCGTAATAGATATTGTTATCAATTTCTGTTACTTCAAAAGACCACGGTCCCCATGTTTTGTTCAGATTTGTAGGGCTTTTTACATGAACTTCCGGTAAATCAGCAAAACAAACCGGCTTGAAGTGCTGCGGTTTCAGTTTGGATCTGGCCTGTTCGGCTCTAAGTACTTCCGTGTAAGGATTCTTGAAGGGCATAGGATCTGCGGAGCAAGCTCCGGACGTAGGTGGACGGGGCGATGCGGCCGCTGGAGCGGCGACGCATTGGGAGGGGTGGCTGCCCCTCCCTTTGCCGTGCGTGGAGTTTAATTCCAGAGATCAGCAGCTTCGCGCATCAGGCGGTCCAATTCCTCCTGTGTGCGCTCCTCGCGCGTGAATATCCCGCTGGAATCGTGTCCGATCTGCTCAGACCCGTTGTCCTGGAATTGATCTGCTGGAACGGCTTGTCCGTTTTTGTCCGAACTTGTCCGTTTTTTGTCCTTTTTGTCCGTTGTGTCCGTTTCCGGCGAAAAAACGGACAAATTTTGGACAGATCCGGACAAATCCGGACAACCCGATTCGTCAGATCCAGCTCCAGCGCAGTCTTCTTCCTCATTTAGGACAGGTTTAGGTCCGACCCCCCTGCGCGCGGAGACTGCTTGGAACGTCCGATAGCTGGCTTTGCCCTGGGACGTAACCAACCCTCGGTCAACCAACCTGTCCAGCGCCTTACGGATCCCCTCAACGCTGCCGCCTACAAGCGGGTCGGCGTTTAGCTCCTTCCGTGTCATCGCCTCTCCGCGTGTGCGAAGGCGCTGGAGCACCCGATCCACTACCGAAGCCGGTGAGCCGTCCTCCACGCCCTCCGCAGGCAGGTCCTTCAGCTCAAAGGTCAAGTCAGCCTGCTGGCGTAGCACCAACTGCTTGCCCTCGTTGCCCTCACGGCTCTTATTGATCGTGATAAGCCGCGCAGAGGCCCCTACACGCTCCTTCTCGCCCTTGTCAGGCCGCCGGATAGCCCAAGACTCATCCACACCGTCTTCGAGCGCTGTGGTGCCCCTGAAGCCGCCCTCTTTGTTGGCGTGGTGAATGAAGACGATGGTGGTCGCCGGGAAGCTCTCGCCGTTCTCCGAGCTGTACCAGTACAAAGGCTCGGCGTATTCCGCCTTGTTCTGGTCAAAGGCGCAGCCGCGCATACAGGCTGTCACGGAATCCCAGACCACGAGCTTGGGACGGTGCTCCTCGATCTGCTGGATAAACCATGGATACCAGAGCATCGAGACCTTGTTACGCACGATCACCGGATCGTCCGCAGTGAAATCCAGGTCCTTGAACTGCTTACGAATCCGCCGGCTGTTTTGATCGCCGTTCAACCAAAGGACCGTTCCCTGCTCGACCGGAACTTCCTGCCCCTGCACAGAAAACGGAATACCGCGAGCGATGTGCTTTGCCAGTGTCAGCACCGCCATCGTTTTGCCGCAACCGCCGCGACCGTGCATCAGCACAGTTCCAGGTTTTGGCAACAGATCAGGGATTAGGTATTCGATTGGAGCTTCCTCCGCAGCAAAAATTTCCCGAAGAGATCCGCCATGAGATCCACGGCGAAACTCCTGATCCGCAATAAGTAGCCGAACAACCGCCGCTGCATCCCGATAGCCAGCCTCCTGAGCAATCTCATGGAGCTTGTGTTGCACTTCAGACGGGTTCGGCAGCTTCATCACCGCTTCACCGCGCTTGACGATCTCCTCATGAGGAAGACCAGTGTTGCGGATCCGCTGCACCCGATCGTGTTCGGCATCGGTAACGATCCGCCTCAAATCCTCCGAAAGCCACATGCGGCCCGGAAGCTGCTGGTCCGCCATCCAAAAAAGGGTGCCAAGGCTGACCGGCCCCTTACGAAAGGACTTCCAGACTTCCTCACAAGGATTGCCCTCAGACCATTCCTGTGAAAATTCGGGATCTTCCGCAGACCAAGCGGACCACAGCGTTAGCCCTAGGTCAGTCGGCAGTTCCGAGTGGATCGCCATTCCCACCTTGACCCAGTGATCGCGGCTGCCACTGCCCTGACCGGGAATAACTTTCAGCGCCGACTGGATGATCTCGGCAACCTCAGCTGGGTCTCGATCCGAGAAATCCAGCGCCTTGCGGTTCTTGATGAAACCACCGTCCTGGATCTCCTTACCGGCGTGATCCCGCATTTCGGCAAGCAACCACTCAGGGGCGTCAGGAATCGCCTCCAAGTCGCCTTCAAAGCCGTAATGACCTTCCGGTGCCTTTCCATCACTGGAACCCGGATAAGCGCCGTAGATGACGCCTTGACGGCCCCACAGCACCTCGTAACCAGCGCCGGTATCGGACAGTCCAAAACCCTTCACCGACCCCCACAGCGCCTCAGGGACGCGGAAGAGGTACTTAGCGGCGTTCGCCTTCGTGGAGGTAACGACTGGAGCACCCTCCAGCGAGTCTCCCCACTTTTTCTTGAGACGGCTGAGATTCCGATCCACGTCGAGAATCACGAGTCCCATGCTGCGACCGCCGGTGAACACACCAACGGCCTGGAACACCTCAGGCTTGCGCTCGATCTGCAGCGCCACATCAGACGGCGCCATCACCTGATGGTGGCTGCGCTCTAGCGGCGTCTTGCCCTTCGAGATTTTCCCGGATTGGATCGCCTGATCCTTGGCGTAAATCGGTGCATACGCCATCCCCACAGGCAGCTGGCGCACAAAAGCCAGCAGATCCTGCGTCTTACTTTGAGACATGTTAGACTCTCACACGAGAAAGGTTCACGCGCCCCCGCAGCTCCCGCTGTAGGGGCGTTTTCTCATGGTAGCCATCGGGTCAATACCGTGTTACTGTGTCACTCGTTGGCACTCCAGCCGACCACACCAAACACCTACACAAATGGCTTTTCTTTCAAAATCCGCATCCGCAGCCGTCACCGGCAACAGCACTGGCGGTGGTTACCTCAGCCTCAGCAAGCTCCCCGATGGTGGATCGGTCCGCTTCGCCCTACTCACTGACGAACCTCTGGAGTTCTACGAAGCCTGGGGTGCCGCCAACGGCACCAACAAGCCCTTCCGCTTCGACTTCGAGCCCACCTACGAGGACGTGGTTGCCGAAATGGGCGAGTTCGAGCCCCGCGAAGGACGTGGCGGCCCCAGCACCGCAGACGTGAAATTCGCCATCGCCTGCCCGGTTTACAACTACGAATCCGGCAAAGTTCAAGTCCTGCAGATCACCCAAAAGTCGATCCTCAAGGAAATCGACCAGATCTCCCAGATGGAGGATTACTCCAACCTACTGGAGTGGGACTTCACGATCAGCAAGAAAGGCAGCGGCCTCACCACCGAGTACACCGTCCGCCCGGTTCCCCGCAAGAAAGGCAGCCAAGAGCACATCGACGCCGCCTGGATCGAGGCAAAGGCTGAAGGCTTCGACATCACACGACTTCTCAGTGGTGGCAACCCCTTCAAGGCTGCCTGATACGAACACGTCCGTAACTTTTACGGGCACGCTCGTATTTACGAACAATGCCCCCTTTACCGGGGGCTTTTTTACTGGTAGTATGAAATTGGGAAAAACTATTCAAATGGCCTCCAATACGCAAGACACACTGGCATCACTGCGTAAATGGAGGCTGGAACAAGACAACTCTGGCCCCTTCCGGGTCTACCGCGACATCAACGGTAATATCTACCATAGTGTTACACACATCCTGAAGGAAACAAGCGACAAAACCGGACTGGAACGCTGGGAAGCACGCCTGGGACCCGTCGAAGCAAGCTGCCAGCGCAACATCGCCGCAACACGCGGCAACATGGCCCACTCCCAAGCGGAGTATCTCCTCAAAACCGCCCAACAGCTGGCACGTTCAACTGCCAACAAACGCAACAGTATTCGCTGGGACGAGCGTGGATTGGCTCGGATTCCCTCGCCGATCACGCAATGGGCATTGAAGAGGGTGCGCCCGAATGTTCCCCGAGTTGGCTGGAGCGCAGCAGGCTACGCCCGAGGTTTATCCGACTGGATCGCCGAAAACGTCACCGAAATTTTTGCAAGCGAATTTTCAATTCACCACCCCGCAGGCTTTGCTGGCACCTGTGACGCCTTGATTGGGCTGAAGAATAACGAGCTGGTACTAGCGGACTGGAAGACCAGCGTTGGCCGCAAAACCACAACCGACAAAGACGGCTCGGAACGCCTACCACCCGGCCATTCATACATTGACCAGTGCGGTGCCTATTCACTGGGACTTAGCCACCTCACCGGACTAAAGCCAACTGGAGCAGCCATCGTGTTGGCACGCCGCTGCGGCACCCCCAACATTCACACCATGTCCGCTCGTGAACTCGCGGACGCAGAGCAGTCTTTCTTGGAACGCTGCCACAGATATTTCGAAAATCTCCATTCACAGCTTCAAGCTGAAGCCTCGGGCTAAAGCCCTCGGCGAAAGCCATTCACTGGAACGCCATTCATAGCCGCAGAATTTTCATTCATGTTTAACATTCGCCATTCATAAGGCCATTCAATAAACGCCATTCATAACCAGACTGCATAGAAGGCCATTCATGCTGTCTCACCTGGGTCCAATGAGTCTCATCGCTACGGCACTGGTATTGGTAGGGGTAGGGCTGGCACTGCGGGCGTTGGTGTTGGTGGTGCCTGATAGGGAGCCTAGTGGTGAGACACTACAAAGCCGCCTGAGGGTGATCTCAGGCGGCAAGCGGTGAAGCACTGGAACTGATCAGGCTTTGCGGCTTGGCTGGCGCTTCCCTTTGTTGGTGCGCGGCGCTTTTGTGTTTTCCACAAGTTCAACCTGTGGATTTTGTGGAAAACCTCCAGCGGCCAGCACATCCTGCACCGTCACGGTTTGAGTGCTGACCTTTGCTCGATCGAGCACTTCCTGGAACGCTGCAGCTTGGCGCAGTTGTTGCTGGCGCTGGTGAAGGTCCGGCAGTGTTTCAAGATGCCACCGGCTGGAACCTACTTTCGATGCTTCCGCGCGGTTCTCGCTTAGCCAGGCGAGCACTTCATCACCACAGGGGTGGTTCTGTGCGAGCCACAACTTATCCGCCCATTCGATGGTGAGACGGCGCTTAGCCTCGCGTTCTTGTTCTCTGGAACGCTTGCGTTCTCGCTGGGTTGCCCATTCTCCGTTTGCCATTGGTGCAGGCTAGGGGTTGTACCCTTGCACAATACCACCAAGGTCAACCGGCGCCGACCGCTTGAAGAAGTGTAACAGTAGGAAGGGTTACGGCTGGCGCTGCTGCCATGCTTGGGGCTGATCAGCAAGGAACACCCTTCCTATGTTCACCGAAACCACCAAACGCGAGACGGCTTGCTGGGGTGACGTGCAGCACTGCGCGGGCCTCGCATCGCTGGAATCCGAGACGGTATGGCATCGCAGCAACCGCGCAGCAGATGCGGAATATATCCGCACCGCATGGCTGAGCGTGGAACAGCTGCCAGAGTCCCGGCATGACCTGCCCACGTTCCGAGTCCTGGCGCGTGATCAGTGGATCCGCCGCGCTGGTAAGTATCAGGGCACAGTGGAAGTGTCGTGGTTTGAGTCTGGCACCTTTGACCGCTTGTGCGATGCCCAGCTGTTCGCGGATTGGGCGATCACGCGCTGGCACGCTGCTGATACGTTCGGCGCTTCCGGCATGACGTTACGGCTTGATCTGGACGCTAACGGCAACCCCGGCACTTGACGGCTGGCCGCTTCCGGTTCTACCATTGCACACGAGACCCAACCCTAAGGCTCACACCATGGCAACAGTTCAAGACCTGCTGGCGTACGCCAGCCGCCACGCCACCATCAGGCAGAGCGACTACTTCCACCCTCGCTACGCTCGCGCCGATGAGGTTCGAGCATGGCGCAACGATAAAAGCAAGCGGAACCGGCAACGGCTGGCAGTTCTACGTAGTTGGCCGGGACGCTGCAGCAGTGCCGAACCTCTCGTGCCTGGTACGTACTGGGGAACCCGGCTAGAGGTTACCGCTAGCGGTGAGATCGACTTTACCGCTTGCCAGTATCCCGCCCTGGAGCTCTGGCTAGCCGTTGCGGATTATTTCGAGCGCACTAACGCGCTGGAGGGTTGAACGATGGCTACCCCTTCCCTTTTCACCGCTAGCGGTACGCTCACTCCTTACGGGTTCCGCTGCGGTTACATAGAGACTGATCAGCGCACCGGGCTGGTGGTTTGGTGGCAACACTGCGCCTACCACGTCACCGGCTGGCTCGGTTCCGACCCTGGCGCGGTGTACGTCCGCAAGTCCTGCCGCACCCTGACAGAAGCCCGCAAGACTGCGCGGTTCCCATACAGTCCGCCGCTTGCCTAGCGGCACCCCTACCGATCAACTGCACCGCCTAAGCGGTGCTTTTTATTGTGCCGCAGTGGTGGCGCTAGTATTGAACCAAACGGCCGCAGAATCTAACAATGTCGGACAATCCGGAAGCTAACAATCAAGCGCCGGAAGTGTCGGCGGAAGCTGTAACAAACAAGCAACGACCCTACGGCAAACGGAACCCTAATGCCGTGATTGAAGAGAGGCAGAAGAGACTTTACAAGCGGCAATTAACGGGCCTGCCTGTTCGGCAGCTTGTGCTAGATCACGCGGATCGTGAGTCTATCGCTGAAGCAACGGCTTGGCGCGACTGGGAAGCCGTAAAAGCTTGGAACGAAGCGGATTGGGCGAAGGATAGAGAGTCGATAGTCTCACGATTGCAAGCTATGCGGATGCGAGCGATCGACGCTGCCATCCGGAAGGGCCAGATCGGCTCCGCTCAGCTGTTGATGCGAGACCTTGGCGCAGTGGTGGGCGAGGTATCTCCGGAGATGCTGGCGCAAACGCAAGCCCCGAGCCTCTCCATCGTGGTGGAGGACAAGCGCCAGGCTTGACCGCTGGCCGCTAGTGTGCAACAATGGGAGGCAAGTCACACCAAGACTCTCCATGACAAACACAGAACGCGGATCCCTCGGCTACCTGGTGGCCTGCGGTGCCATCGTTGCCGCTCTCGTGGCAATGGGCATCGACAATAACCGCCAGCTGGCACGATGCGAGTCTGCCGGTCGATCGGCTGCCTACTGCCGGTTGATCGTGCTCGGCCGTTAGTGTGGTAGACTGATACAGTAACGCAAGCCAAGCGAACCATGAAAAACATCCGCACCCCCGAAAGTTGGGCCGAGCTCCAAGCTGCCACTGAGAAGTGGGCCGGTGACGCCAGCGATGAGACCCTCGCGCGCTACGTCAGCGCCCTGCAGCTGAACTGGCGCGAGACACGCTCCCGTGATGCTTGGGAACAGCTGCAGTGTCTTTACGAAATCCAACACCAGCGCAGCAGCCGTTAAGCCGCGCGACCTTAACCCGCTCCCGGGACTGATAATCGTTCTCAGTCTCGGGGGTAGGGTTCGAGAGTAGTACAGGTGTATCGCGGCCCAGGGAACCTACTGACATATCCTCAATTTCTTCTATTGTGCTAACCTAATCTTCTACTCACCTACAACCTCATGCTCACGCTCGCTCTTCTGCTGGCACAAGCCACTCCCATTACCAAAATCGGCGCCTCGTGCCCGTTCGGCTACATCAGCCAAGGCGGTTATTGCACACCAAGCAGCGCACTGGAACGCCGCACGCAATCCATCCCCCGTACAAGCGACCCCTGCCCATTCGGCACCTACAAAGCTGGAAACTACTGCACATGGAGTCCCCGCTACTGACGGGGGCAGGGGTTCAATTCCTGTAATACCCTAGAAAGTACCCACCTACAGAAATATGCCCGACACGGCTGGAGCACTCACCCTTCGTTACGCCCAAGGTGAAGTGTTTTCCAGCCGAAAACGCTTCAGGGTGTTGGTAGCGGGCCGCCGATTCGGCAAAAGCTACCTCTCCTGCATCGAATTACTGCGTGGAGCGATCGAACGCCCCGGCGAAACCTTTTTCTACGCCGCCCCCACCTACCGAATGGCGAAAGACATCGCCTGGAAGGTGATGAAAAAGCTGGTCCCGAAAGCCTGGATCAAATCCAAGAACGAAACCGACCTCAAGATCGAGCTAGTAAACGGCTCAACAATCGAATTAAAGGGCACTGAAAACGCCATGGCACTACGCGGCCGCAGTTTGGCTGGCGTGGTGCTGGACGAAGCCGCATTTATGGATAGCGAGGTCTGGTTCGAGGTGATCCGCCCCGCCCTCGCCGACAAACAAGGCTGGGCATTGTTCATTTCCACCCCAGATGGCACAGCTAGCTGGTTCTACGAACTCTGGCAATACGCCGATAGCGGCGACGAGGACTGGAGCCGCTGGCAATTCACGACGATTGACGGCGATAACGTCCCACCGGAAGAAATTGAAGCCGCCCGCGCCCAACTCGACCCGCGCACGTTCCGCCAAGAATTCGAGGCGAGCTTCGAGAATCTCAGCGGTCTCGTCGCAATCTCATTTAGCGACGACAACATCGACAAAACAGTCCAAGATCTACCCGTCCTACCCCTGTTGATTGGGGTGGACTTCAACGTGGATCCAATGAGCGCCGTCTGCGCAGTCAAAAAAGGCGACGTGCTCTGGGTCTTCGACGAAATCATCATGACCGGCGGCGCCACCACCTGGGATCTGTGCGAAGAAATCCAATCCCGCTACGGCGTGGAGCGTCGAATTATTGCCTGCCCGGACCCAACAGGTGGCGCCCGCAAAACCAGCGGCGTCGGCGCCACGGACCACAACATCCTCCGCAAGAGCGGCTTCACAGTTTCCAGCCCCCGCAACCCCTGGAAAATCCGCGACAAGATCACCTGCGTCAACACCGCACTACTCGACGCATCTGGAACCCGCCGCCTCTTCATCAACCCAAAATGCAAGGAGTTGATCAAATCCTTACGCACTCTTACTTATGCCCCAGGAACCGGTCTCCCCAATAAGAATCTCGGCGTCGATCATGCTTTCGATGCTCTTGGCTACCTGTGCCTACAAACTTTCAACCTTGCCAAACCCGAGAGCCTCGGCAAAACGTCCTATCGTGTGTGGTAAGCAGCTGGAATCCTATGCCCGGACACTACAGCGACAAGGACAAACCTAAAAAAAGTAAGAAAAAGGTCGAAAAAGTGATGTCAGAGTATAAATCTGGCGCACTTAAGTCCAGCTCGGGCAAAAAAGTAACCAGCCGCAAGCAAGCCATCGCCATTGCGATGAGCGAGGCTGGCATGAGCAAGAAAAAGAGGAAGAAATAATGACAAAACGCGGCCTGTACAGCAATATCGCTGCCAAACGCAAGCGCATTGCAGCCGGAAGCGGCGAAAAGATGCGCAAGCCTGGCACTAAAGGTGCCCCCACTGCCGCTGCCTTCAAAGCAGCCGCCAAAACCGCCAAAAAACGGAGGAAATGATGGCCTTAACTATCTCCCACGGCACCAACTTGGTGGAGTACCACGAGTCCACCCCACTCACAGCTGTAAACGACTCGATGGAGGTCCACGCCGACAGCAGCGAGTTTACCTTCGCCGCAACAGTAACCGGCGGCGCCAACTTCACCCTAGCCTTCGAGACCAACTTCAACGGCGGCAATACCTGGTACGAACTCGATACCAGCAAAACTATTAACTCAAACGGCTCCTACATCTATTTCTACACAGGAAAACCCTGTAACCGCATCCGTATGCGTGTTGCTTCTATCAGCTCTGGCACACCCAGCATTGTTCCCCACATCGGGGTTGCTTATCACGGCTAATGGCAATCCAAACGGTCAACGGAGGCTGTGTTCACATTGAAATTGATGCTGAGGACGGCCTCACCCACGCCACTTTTGTATTCAAAACACCCCAAAACCCCGAAATCATCGGCGGTTTTGTGACAATGTTATCCCAAGGCATCGAAGTGCTGGTGCCGATCACCGATCCTGACGACGAGGAGGACGACGATGATTGAGTATCGCGGCGAAAAGTTCTCGGGCTATAACAAGCCGAAACGCACCCCAAACCACCCAAACAAGTCTCATGCCGTGCTCGCCAAAGAAGGCGACAAAGTAAAACTCATACGTTTTGGTCAACAGGGTGTTTCTGGTTCACCAAAACGCGAAGGCGAGTCAGCTGCAGCCAAGTCACGCCGCGAAGCCTTCAAAGCTCGCCACGCAGAGAACATCTCCAAGGGAAAAATGTCTGCCGCCTACTGGGCAAACAAAACCAAGTGGTGACTCTCTGCCAAAATAAGTACAAAGTAGGAGCCTAGCCGTGGTCTACAGCGCCAATATCCCGCCAACTGGAGCTGTAGTCAGCGAATCCCCGTTCGTCCGCAGTTTGGACGTAATCGCCATGATGCCCGACTGGAGCGTTATGGCCGCCGTCACCCGAGGCACCAACTACATCCGCGATCTGTCTGAGACATACCTACCGCAAGAACCGCGCGAGGATGACGACGCCTATACCACCCGCGTAGACCGCAGCGTCCTCAGCCCGTACACCAGCCGCCTAATCGAAACAGCCGCAGGCGCCATCCTCCGCAAACCCATCCACATCGAAGGCGACCCCTACTGGCTGGAGCTTGCGCAGAACATTGACGGCCTCGGCTCGAACATCAACGAATATGCCCGCCGTGCCCTCGTCAGCAGCCTCACCTTCGGACATAGCGCCATCTTGGTGGACTATCCCGCAGCAATGGGAGCACGAAATCTTGCTGAGGAACGCGCCCAAGGTCGCCGCCCCTACTTCGTGCATATCGACGCCCCCCAAATCTGGGGCTGGCGCCAAGCCAGCACAATGCCTGGCTCTCCTCTCACTCAAATTCGCATCCACGAGTACACGACACGCCCGCTGAACGAGTTCGGCGAAGAGCAGATCGAGCAAATGCGGGTGATTTACCCCGGCCGCTACGACCTGTACACCCTCGGTCAGGACGTTGTTGAATTCAGCGAGACCGGCGACTACAGCCTCGCCGAAATCCCGGTGGTGCCGATCTACAGCAACCGCCGTGGCATGTTGCGTTCCCAGCCACCACTGCTAGATATCGCCAACCTGAACATCACGCACTACCAGCGCCAAGCGGACCTCATCCACGCGCTACACATCGCCGCCATGCCGACCCTCGTCCTAGAGGGCTGGGACGACACCACCGGCTCCGCAACGATGGGCGTGAACTATGCCATTGCCATGCAACCAGGCAACAAGGCGTATTACGTCCAAGCCGACGCCACCAGCTTTGACGCGCAAATGGCCGAGCTCCAGTCACTGGAACAGCAAATGTCCACCCTTGGCGTCACAAAGCTTTTTGGTCAAAAGTTCGTTGCCGAGTCTGCCGAGGCCAAGCGCATCGACCAAGCACAGAGCAACAGCGTGCTGTCGATCATCAGCCAAGAGTTGGAGAGCGCGTTGCAGCAGGCGTTCGCCTTCGCGGGTCAATACGTTGGCATGGAACCTCCCGAGATCACCATTGACCGCGACTTCGACTACTACCGCCTGATCGGCCAAGACGTGTCTGTACTGGCTCAGCTCAACCAAATGGGCAAGATCAGCGATCAAATGCTGCTGGAGATTCTGCGCCGTGGCGAGGTACTGCCCGACAACATCAACATTGAAGACGAGCTGGAGGCATCGACTGAAAATGCCTTGGCATTGCCGGAAGCACCAGAAAACACCGGAGATGAGGACATGGAGCGCCGCGAGGAAGAACTTAACTCTTAACTGCTAACGTAGAAACGTCCAAGTAACACATAACTGTGCCTGAAGAACAGCAAGCAGCGGTCACTCCTGTGGAGCCCACTGCCCCTCAGCCTGTGGCTGAAAGCTCCGATCTGGCCTCTCAACTCGAAGCGCTACGTGCGAAGAACCAAGAACTCATCGCCGAACGCCGTAAGGACCGCGAAAACCGCGAAAACCTACAGAAGCAGCTCGACGAGCTTCGATTAGCCCAAGAGTCTGCCAAGACTGCGAAGTTGGCCGAATCCGGCGAGTTCAAAACTCTATGGGAAGAGGCCCAACAAACTGTTGCTGATTTGAAGCAACAACTAGCTGCAAAAGAGTCCGAAGTTGAGCAAGTCCGCCAAGGATTTACTCAAGAGCAGGTGAAGTCTGCCGCGATTGCACAACTCTCGCAGGCTGGTGCATTGGCACCGGATCAGCTGTATCGTTTACTTCAGGAGAACCTACGCGCCAAAGAAGGACAGCCTGTGGCTGTTGTCGGCGGCGTGGAAGTTCCAGTTGGTGAATACATCGCCAACTTAAAAAACCCCGGCAGCGGTTACGAGCATCACTTTGCAGCCACGAACCGCGCCGGCATGGGTGTCACGGGTAGTGCCCGCGCCACCGCCCTTCCCGGCCAAACCAACCCTTGGTCTAAGGACAGCTGGAACATCACTCAGCAAATGATGATGTTGGCGAGCGACCCCGACAAAGCCAGGTTGTTAAAGGCAGAAGCCGGTCTCAACTAGCCCCTGTGGGGCGACCTCCGCAAACCCACCTAGGAGCCCACAATGGCTGCCATCTCTGAAAACTATTCCGGCGGTACATTCCTGTCGGATCT